CTAAAAAGTTTTTAGATAAAAATTCTACATTATCAGATGCTAAGGGTTATCACAAGTCTTTATTTACAGCAATGAATGCTGATGCTATTGCAAAGCACTTTTATGAACAAGGAAAAGCTGATGCTATGAAAAATAGTGTTGCTAAAGCCAAAAACGTAGATATGAATCCAAGGCAAAGTCATGGTACAATTGAAGCAGGTGGCGTAAAAGTAAAAGTGTTAGGTGATAATTCTTCTGATTTTAAGTTTAAAATTAAAAACAATAAATAACAATTTAAAATTAAAAAATTATGGCAATTTCAAAT